AGGAAGATGAGTAGCACTTGGAGACAACGCGCAAGAGGGTAGTCTTAACACTTATCATGGTGAAGACTCGACTACGAATAGTAATAACAATACACAAGATGACTCGGTAAGTAATACATATAACGGAGCAGGAAGCAGTAGCGAAATACCAGTAGGCTCTGCTATTAGTCCTAGTTACATGAGTAGTGGTATGGACACCTGCCTTAAAGGTTCAGGTGGTTCGTTACAGACAGTAGGTGTAGGCTTCTCTAGTGGTACTTATGAAGTTGATCCTAACTGCGATAGACGTAGAGATGCTAAGTTACTAGCAGACTTAGGAATGAAAGTAGCGGCAGTGGCTAGGATGTGTGAAGCAACAGAAGTATGGCGTTCGATGTTCTTGTCAGGTACACCTTGCCCTCTGTTGTTAAATGGTAAGTTGGTTGTAGGTAAACGTGCAGTGTTGGCTATGAAGAGACAGCCTGAGGTTTACATTCCTGATTACAACAAAGATACTAAAGAGTGGTACAACATAATACTAAACATAGGAGAAGAGGACACGGATGAAGAAGATACTACTACCTCTATTATTGCTAAGTTCCGCACTACAAGCAAGTGAGAAAGACGATCTACTAAACACCTCTTCTGATATTGTCAATCAGATTACTACAGGTGTTACATTAGTAGGGGCGGCTACAGAGTATGCACATCAAGGTGATGCTTTATCATCAGGTACTTTATCTACCACTGCTCACATTAGCGAAGCACAAGTAGATGCTTATAACCAAGCATTAGATAACTTTGTAAATAACTATCAGCCGTATGGTGATGTTAAAGCTGTATTAGAAAACAAAGCTATGGATGAGCTAGACTTGATGGACGAGGCAATAGGGCGTTTCACTGAAGCTGTAGTTGATATGAGTACAGTGTTGCAGGTTAACGAAAGAATAGAAGAAGCTGTAACTCCGCAACAAGAAGCAGAGGTACAGACGTTTGTAACAGAGAGTGCTTCAGTGTTGCAAGTAGAACAAGAAACTGTTGACACGTACAATCAATCTGTAGATGAGATTGAGACCCATGCTAACAACGCTAGTGCTTACTTAGCTGTAGCAGGTTCAGAAGAAGCTGTAGCTTTCTTAGAGCAGGGTATTGAGAATGCTAACACTACAGCAGAGCAGACTAATATATTCTATGATGCTAATGAACAGTGGGTAGCAATGGGATATAACACTACACGTAATCTCACAGCTGTATATCTTAATGGTAATGATAACATGGGTTTAGACCTTTACATCACAGAGGCTGATATATTAGCGGCAGGTAGTGAGTCAGAGTTTTTCCAAACTAGTCCTGTAGCACAGGGCTATAAATGTTTTATGTATAACGAGGGATGTAACGAACTATGAAGCTATCAGAAACTGAGTTGACTATTGGCGGTGTTAAGTTAAAAGGTATTTATATAGCGGTTGTATTATCATTAGCAACTACAATAGCTTCAGCAGTGTGGACTGCAAGTAGCTTATATTCTCGTTTAGCCATCGTTGAGAAGAAAGCATCTGCTGTTAAAGCAACAGTAGAGAAAGTACAGCTTATAGAGCAAAGACTTGAAGACAACGATGTAGGGCAATTAAAGGGTAAATTAGCCACTTTAAAGACTAGCCTAGATACCCTAGTAGTACAGCAGAAGAACCTCTTAGAATTGAAAGGAGACGTTTCTGAGCTATCTAAAGACATAGAGTCTATCAAAGGCACTGTGGCTAAAGCTGAAGTCATTACAAAAGATGTAGGTGATGTAGGCGATAGCTTGAAGGAACTGAACACAGAAGTAGATAACCTTTGGGAAGGTCTTGAATATCTTTCCAATCCATTGAAGTAGGAGTTAACATGCCTAAGAAGAAAGACCCAAGACTAGCTAGAGCAGGTGTCTCTGGTTACAACAAACCTAAGCGTACACCTAACCACGCTAAGAAGTCACATGTTGTTGTGGCTAAAGAAGGTGATAAGGTTAAGACTATTCGCTATGGTCAGCAAGGTGTTAAAGGTGCGGGTAAGAATCCTAAGACTGCATCAGAGAAAGCAAGACGTAAATCATTCAAAGCCAGACACGCTAAGAATATATCTAAGGGTAAGATGTCAGCGGCTTATTGGGCAAATAAATCAAAATGGTAGGAGAAGACTATGCCACAAGGTAAAGGTACATACGGAAGCAAAGTAGGAAGACCGCCTAAGAAGAAGAAGAAAAAGAAGATGAAGAAAGGTAAGTAGTCATGCCAACCAAGAAGAAGTCTACAGTTAACAAGGCAGGTAACTACACCAAGCCTACTATGCGTAAGAACTTGTTTAACAAGATTAAGTCTGGTACTAAAGGTGGCAAGGCAGGTCAATGGTCTGCACGTAAAGCACAGATGCTTGCTAAACAGTATAAGGCTAAAGGTGGAGGATATCGATAATGCCTCTCAAGAAAACACAAAAGAGTTTAAAGAAGTGGACAAAGGAGAAGTGGGGTACTAAGTCAGGTAAGAATAGTACTCAGGGAAAGAAAGCTACAGGTGAGCGTTACCTTCCTAAGAAAGCTAGAGCCGCTTTATCAAAGAAAGAATATGCCGCTACCTCTCGAAAGAAGAAAGCAGATACTAAGAAGGGTAAGCAACACAGCAAACAACCACGAAAGATAGCTAAGAAAACAGCTAGGTATAGAAAATAACTAAGAGGCTAACATGGGACTTGAAACTGTAAACGAGAATGGTAATGCTCGCTTAAACGAACTAGACACCGCTAACCCTACTGGCACTGATAATAAGAATCAGGGCGATGACCACATTAGAAATATTAAGAAAGTTATTAAAGATCAGTTTAGTGGCATCTCTGGCGATAGTAACTCAGGTGCTGTCACTGCAACTGCGGCTGAGTTAAACATACTAGACGGTTGCACTGCCACTGCAACTGAGTTAAACAAGCTAGATGGTATTACTGCTACTACTGCTGAGTTAAATATACTAGATGGTGTAACGGCAACTGCAACTGAATTAAATAGGATGGACGGTTGCACTGCAACTGCGGCTGAGTTAAACAAGCTAGACGGTTGCACTGCCACTACTGCTGAGTTAAATATACTAGACGGTGTTACCGCATCTAAAGATGAATTAAATAAGCTAGATGGTTGCACTGCAACAACAGCTGAGTTAAATATACTGAAGGGTGTTACCGCATCTAAAGATGAATTAAATAAGATGGACGGCTGTACTGCAACAACAGATGAGTTAAATTATATAGATGGTGTTACTAGTTCTATTCAAACACAGCTTGATAATACACAAGCCACTATGTCGGCAGGTGATGGCGTTGTTTTAGCTGGAACCACTATTAACGCATTTGGATGCCCCTATGCTGTTGTTATTGATAGTAAGGTTGCAGGATCTGGCTATACCCTCAGCCCTTCGTGGCATAACTGCCAAGTAGATACCATTATCCATTCGATGGATTCAGCTGTTACAGAAGACAATGACACTGTTTATTTACCTGCAGGTACTTATTACTTTGAAGGTATGGCCCATGCCTACAACCCTAGCGGTAGCAGTACTCAAAATGATCTCAGAGTTGCTCTACACAATGATGGTGGTACACTTCTAGGGCATGAAGGTGTTGGTTATCTGGGTGAAAGAGACGGCAGAGAGTTTACTTGTATGGGCAAGTTCACCACTACTGGTGATAGGTTTAGAGTTAGAATCCGTGCAGAATCTAATGGCACTTCATATTACGGCAGACAAGGATCAACTGGCATCGCTTCCTACATAAAGTTCTGGAAGATTGTCTAACTAATCGTACTTACTGCTAACACAGGATACCTAATATGCCTCAGACACTACGCAAAGACAGGCATCTACAATTAAGTTCTGGAGATCAAATAGATAATTATGGCTTATAAGAAGATAGAAATAAAAAGACCTCGCGGGATTAATCTTGATCTGTCTCCTTATGCTATGCCTAATGAGATATGGAGTGATGGTGCTAACGTAACATTTAGGCAAGCTAGAACTAACGTAGCTTTAGGATATTCTGAAGTTTATGGTACTCAGTATGATTCGGGAGATAATCCAATAGCTAATACAACTGTTGTTGGTCATCCAATGATTGCAGTTCCGTGGACAGACTTTAACTCTAACTATTGGTTCTATTCTAACGATACTGATATCTATCGTATCGGGGCTGATGGTATCCATACTTCTGTTACCAGAACATCTGGAGACTATAACGGCACTTATGATACTGGATGGACATCAACACTATTTAATGGTGCTTTGATATTTAATAATAATGTAGACGTTCCTCAGTTCTATAATGAAACTACAAGTAAGTTTGAAGGTTTAACAGCTTGGGATTCTAGTGAAACATGTAGTGTTATACGTCCTTTTAAGAACTATTTAGTTGCTTTAGATATTTATGACAACAACACTAGCAACGCTTATCCAACAATGGTTAAATGGAGTGATACTGCTCCGTTAGGAGGCGTACCTGCTTCGTGGGACACTGGAGACCCTGCGGTACAAGCAGGTTATAACATCTTACCAGATACTCAAGGTAGGATTCTAGACGGAAAATCCTTGAATGATACATTCTTTATTTATAAGAACGATGCTGTATGGGCTATGCAGTTTATTGGAGGTAGTCTTGTATTCTCGTTTAGAAAAGTATTTACAGACGGTTCGGGAATCTTAGCTAGAGATTGTGTTACAGAGTTTTCAGGTAAGCATTTTGTTGTAGGTGTTGATGATGTTTACGTTCATGATGGTACATCTAAGAAGTCTATTATTACCAATCAAATGCGTAAGGCTTTGTACTCTCAGATTAACCCAGACCATACAGACAAAGTTAAATGTGTTCATGACTCTAAAAACAGAGAAATAGTAATTCATTATCCTTCTGTTGACAGTGAAACAGGTGAATCAGACAAAGTAATTATT